AGGCGCATCGATTGCACCAAGAGGTGGCGCACCAGCGCGACATGCTGCTGAAGCGCGAAGCCGAGCTGATGACGGAGATCGCTGGCCTCAAGGCGCAGCTGGAGATCGCGGAGCTGACGGCTTCGCAGCTGCAGAGCAAGATGGACACCACGACGGCGATCCGCGACGAGGCGGTGGCCCGCCGCGCTGCGGTGGAGACGGTGCTGTCATCGATGATGGCGCTGGGCCGGGCGTTTCAGATCGCCAACGAACCGCTGATCAAGGAGGCAGACCATGAGGACGCTGCTCTCCATCCTGCTCGCGTTCCTTCCGATATTGGCTAGCGTTGAAGCGCAGGGGGCGACGTGCCTGACAAGATACGAGGCGCGGAAAGCGTACCGCAACACGCACCTGTACTGGAGTGTTGGCCCCCGTGGCCGGTGCTGGGGCAATTCGCTGATGGCTGCGCGAGCGATGGCGAAGGGCGTCGAGATCAGGCGGAGGCCGTTGCTGCCGGTGGCGGTGGTCGTGCCTGATCCGCTGGAGATACTGCCGGATGCGGTGGCCGACATCATGCCGCCGTTGACGGTTTCACCAATCGAGTGGAGATGGCCGAGATGATCACGGAGCTGCGCGACTACCAGATTAGGGCCATCGACGATCTGCGCGAAACCGTTCGCGGCGGCGACACGCGCGTCGTGGTGCAGGCCCCAACCGGCGCGGGCAAGACGCTGGTCGGCGCGGCGCTGATCGACAGCGCATTGAAGAAGGGCAAGCGCATCCTGTTCGTGGTGCCTGCGCTGTCATTGATCGACCAGACGGTCGGCGTCCTGCAGGGCGAGGGCGTCGATGACGTCGGCGTGATGCAGGCGATGCATGAGATGACCGACGGTCGCTGCAAGGTTCAGGTGGCGTCGGTGCAGACGCTGATGAAGCGGCAATTCCCCGACTGCGACATGATCATCATCGACGAGGTGCATCGCTGGTTTGAGTTCTACGCCAAGATGGTTCTCGATCCGGCGCATGCGAAGAAGCCGATCATCGGATTGTCGGCGACACCGTGGACGAAGGGGTTGGGATCGTATTTCACGAAGCTGCTGCAGCCGGTGACGACGCAGCAGCTGATCGACCAAGGCTACCTGTCAGATTTCAGGGTGTACGGGCCGAGCCATCCCGACCTGTCCGGCGTCCGCACGGTGGCGGGCGACTACCACGAAGGCGATCTCAGCCGCGTGATGAACGAGGGCGGCTTGGTGGCAGACGTGGTGCAGACGTGGCTGCGGCTCGCCCAGAACAGGCCGACGCTGTGCTTCGCCGTGGATTGCGCTCACGCGCAGGCGCTGCAGCGGGAGTTCATCGCAGCCGGTGTGCCGACCGATTATCAGGACGCCTACACCAAGGGCGAGGCCCGGCACCTGATCCGGCACCGCTTCCATCAGGGTGACACCAAGGTGGTCTGCAACGTCGGGACGCTGACCACGGGCGTCGATTGGGACGTTCGCTGCATCGTGGTGGCGCGACCGACCAAGTCGGAGATGCTGCACGTCCAGATCATTGGGAGGGGCCTCCGCACCGCGACAGGTAAGGATCACTGTCTCATCCTCGATCACAGCGACAACCATCAGCGGTTGGGGTTCGTCACCGACATCAATCACCCGGAGCTGAACGACGGCAAGGCGCGGGCGAAGAAGGACGCCAGCGACACCATCAAGCTGCCGAAGCCGTGCGTCGGCTGCAGCGCCCTGCTGCCGCCCAAGACCAAGACCTGTCCGCACTGTGGCTTCACGCACACGCCGCGCGACGGTGCCATCGTCTGCGCCGACGGCGAGCTGCTGGAGATCGACCGGCATACCCGGCAGCAGAAGCCGCCCAAGACGGTGAAGGAGCGGCTGATCGCGCAGGGGCGGCAGGCCTGCTACTCGCAACTGCTGATGCATGCGCGGCTGAAGGGCTACAAGCCGGGCTGGGTGGGGTTGGCGCACCGCGAACTGTTCGGTGTCGGGACGCAGGGATTGCGAGAGGTCGAGGCGCTGATCACCGAGGACATGCGCGGCTGGATCAAGTCGCGGATGATCGCTTACTACAAGGGCAAGCAGAAGCAGCGGGAGCTGGCATGAGCGACGAGGGGCGCAGGGAGTTCATGCTGGCGGCGCTGCGGGCGGCGGTGCTGAAGGTGAAGCTGATGGAGAACGAGCTGCTGGCAATCGGCGTCAGCTTGAAGCACGGGATGATTGGTCCCGAAGGGGTGATGCGATGGGTGAACGAAGAAGGGTTGATGTTCCTGCTCCCACAGATGGGGAGCGACGGCTCAATCGATACGTCTGCGACAAGTGCAAGTCCGAAGCCGTCACCGTCGAGCCGGGGATCGGGCGCGTCCCCTACGAGCTGAGATGCCGGTCGGTGCTGGCGGTGGCCGGGCAGCGTCACATGCGCTGCGACGGCTTCGCTCGATCACAGTTCTACGACGTGCCGCTGGATGCGGTGCCGGAGTGGGAGTTCTACTCGCCACAGGTGAGCGACATTCATTCGTGGTTCGACCGCTGGAAATACACCAACAACATTCTATTCATCAGGAAGATCGGGAATGCCGATAAGGCAGACTAGCGAGGACCGGGCTAACGAGGACGCTGTTGCCGCCGACGTGGCGCGTGAGTGGGACATCACCATCGACAGGCTGCGCGATCTGTCGGTGGTTGACAGGCTTGGCATCCGCGTGAACGGGAATTTGTCTCGCGAGTATGTCGCCGCGCTTGAGATCAAGTGCCGGAAGCACAAAGCAGGCACCTTCCCAACTTTCTTCATCGACGAGGAAAAGGTCAACGGGTTGCTGCTTGCTCGCAAGCTGCTTGGCGTGTCGCCGATCATCGTGGTGCGATGGACGAACGTGACCGGCTGGTTTCATGCCGACGACAGTGCGTTCAAGCGCATGGGAGGGCGCTCGGATCGCGGCGACGACAACGACATCGAGATGATGTGCCACTACGACATCAAACGCGCGAGGCATCTGACTACCATGCCGGTGTTCTATGTAAGTGCTTGATATTGCATGTGAATAATAGGTGTTGACCCAATCCATATAAAATGGGATGATGATGGTGTTGAAAACACTTAAAGGACAACGACCATGAACATCGACATCGAGTTCAGCAGGCAGCTGCTTCGGCAGATCGTGCCAACGCTGAAGGAGAAAGGCATGCGCGTCCTCAAGGATGCGTGGGTCTACGGCTACGGGCGCGACCAGTGGGAGTTCCACGGCCCCAACAAGTTCTTCTGGCACGGTCGCGCAAGCAATGCCTACGAGGCGCGGTTCAAGGGCTGGCAGGCTTGGCTCGACCGCTAAACCGAAACCCCGCCCCGGTATCGCAGCCGGGGCGGGGCCTAGTGCAACAGCAAGAACGGAGAACAGGAAGATGACGACACTGCGTGAGAAGCGGCACCGTCAGTGCCTCAATACCATCGCCCGGCTGACCGAGCAACGCGAGCTGGCGTTCCGGCGGCTCGCGATCATCCAGCACAAGCTGGCCGACGAGCGGCGCAGGCTGGCGCGTCTGCAGAAGGAGCTGGGCAAGCAGCCCGCGCCAAAGTTCACGCCGCTGCCCAAGGCCCCGGCGTGGGTGCCGAAAGAGCCGGTGTTCGACAAGGCTGGCGAGCTGCTGGTTCACGACAGCGGACCTGACCTATCGATCCCCGATTTCCTGAAGCGGGACGCCAAGGACGCCGCCGCCCGTGCCGAGATCGCGGCGGAGAAGGAGGCCCGCGCCAAGGCCAAGCGGGACGCCAAGGGCGTGGTCACCAGCAAGAGGCTGGGGCCTGACGCCAGCAAGATGCCGCTGACCGGCAAGGCGGCGCTGAAGGCGATCCGGGGAAGGTAACCGCAGCCAGCTGATGGTAGGCGGCTGGACGTCCACTCGACAGGTGACGGTCAACAACGGTCGAGAGCTGGTGGCGGGGCTATGTCCTTTGTCCTGCGCGACCAGCAACTTAGCTTGAAACATTTCGTGAATAGACCGCATCCATATAATATGGGACAAAGATTGTGTTGAACCCGTTCACACAGAACCCAAAGGATCAAGACCATGAACCGCTTCAAGAAAATCAACGACAGCTGGTGCGTCCAAGTCGCCAACTGGGACAGCGTTCTGCCCGGCTGCACCGTCACGGTGACGCTGGCCTCCGGCGCGACCAAGCAAGTCGTGCTGGGTGCCTACGTCGGCGACGGTGTCTACGCTGTCGCGCAGCAGGCCCCAGCCGCCAAGGTCGAGATCGGCTCGCTCGACGGCATCCTCCAGCTGTTCAACCTCTCCGCCAACCGGCTCAAGTTCCCGGCGGTGGTGCTGAACGTCCCCGGCTTGCCGGATGGCGTTCGCGTTTCCCGCGCCGGTCAACGCGCCAAGCAGCCCGGCACCCTGAACGTCACTGCGGGTGCGAAGGACGACAGCGAATACGGTCGCACATGGTACGGGCGCGTCAGCCTCGACGGCAGCTACAGCCCGTCGCGTGACGCGATCCCCGCCATCGCAACCGCGCTGCAGGCGTTCGCTGCGGCACCGGCCAAGGTCGCCAGCGAGTACGGGCGGCTCACCGGCATCTGCTGCTTCTGCCGCAAGGCGCTGACCGACGAGCGCAGCACCGACGTCGGCTACGGCAAAATCTGCGCCGGTCACTACGGCCTGCCGTGGGGTGCGGTGGAGGTGGTGGAGGACGTCAGCGAGGAGCGGCGGCTGGAGGACGCGGCGGATCGCCGTCTCGATTGGGAGGCGCTGGCCCAGCAGCACGGCTGAACCGGGATGGGGCGCAAATGCCCCACCCCAATACCTTTGACATAGATCAAACGAGGAGAACGAAACATGACTACAGTTCCAACCATCCACCTGAACGGCACCTCGCAGGCCGATCTTCTGGAAGGCTACCTCGATGTCCTCGCCGCAGGCCGTGATCTGCGCGAGGCCCTTTGCAAAGCCGCTCCCAACGGGCGCGACTACTACCCGCAGGGATCGCAGGCCTACACGGACGCCGCCACCGATCACACGGCCCGGCTGCGGAAGCTGAACGAGATCATCAAAGAGATCGAGGTGATCGCCACGGCTGTCAGCGATCAGGGCAAGCGCGGCGGGTGGCGGCCATGACCGCGAAGGAGAAATGGTACAGCGTCACCATCGACTACCACCACGCCAAAGGCCACGGCTCATGGCTGGGATCATCCAAGGGCGTTGACGGCAAGGACGCCATCAAGAACGCCGTCCGCGACCTCCGCAATCAGGGCATGACCGATCTGCGGATCGGACCCACGCAGGCCAAGCTGAGCGGATGGCAGAGGGGGCGGCCATGAGCCGCCCGATCTGCGTCCACTGCGGCAAGGCTTACGGACAGCGCAAGACCATCCGCGAATGTCTGGTGTGGCCTCGCGGGGAGCCGCAGCCCAACACCGATAACCCCGGCACCCATGTGCGCCGGGACATAATCAAGATGGCCCCGCACAGCAGCACCGGCACCATGTTTGGCAAGTCATACGGACCCAACGATAACGTCCTGCTGGTCGATATCTGGAACGGCGCTTGGGGCAGCGGCACCGCCGATCCGTTCTGCACCTTGCGATGCGCTCTCGACTACGCGAGGAAGCGGCTGCGAGGCTGATGTTTCACGGGACACGCCTGTGGAAGGGGCTGGGGAAACCCGGCCCCTTTGATTGTTTGATTAAAGCCGTGCGATAATCGAAACCGCAATCAGAACAATCAAATAATCAACGATGTCATTGGGAACTAACGAGAACAATCAATCTGGACCCGGTCGCGGCGGCGCACGGCCCGGCGCTGGGCGGAAGCCGGGGCCGCAGTGGAGAGCGGGGCCAGCTCGCGAGGTGAAGGTCCGGCTTGAGCCGGTCGCGTTCGACGCCAGCGACATCCGACCCCTTGGCCTCCGCGCCCGTGACTACACCGGGCTGTCGTTGAAGGCGTATGTCGATTGCTTGAAGGACAAGGACGCGGCGCACACCGACAAGATCAGAGCGGCAACCGAAATCTTGAACCGTGGTTGGGGGAAGGCTGTCGAGAATGTCAACGTCACCAGCATCAACAGCTTCGCCGGACTTAGCGACGGCGACATCGCTGCCACCCTCGCTCACATTCGAGCAGCTCTCACAGTGGGAGCGCGATCTGATGCAGCTACAGACGTCACGCAAGGTACGACAATCATTGACGGCGTGGGCGGAGCATCTCCAATACAAACCGGCGAAGCATCATCGCCTGATGCTGAACCGGCTGGAGGCGATAGCTAGCGGCCACATAGATCGGCTGGCCCTCTTCCTTCCACCCGGCAGCGCGAAGAGTACCTATGGCTCCATCGTTTTCCCTTCGTGGGTTCTTCAGCGCATTCGAGGCTGCAAGATTATCGCAGCGTCACACACAACGGAGCTGGCAGAGCGTTTCGGTCGGCGGGTACGAAACCTTGTTGTCGAGCATGGTGACGTTCTCGACCTCAAGGTGTCCGGCGACAGTTCTGCAGCGGGTCGTTGGGCTACTGAGACGGACAACGAATACTACGCCGCAGGCGTCGATACTGGTATTGCTGGCTTCCGCGCAGACATTGCAATCATTGACGATCCAGTGCGAAGCCGGGCGGATGCCGATAGTCAGCTGCTTCGGGACCGTCACTGGGATTGGTACAAATCTGATCTCCTTCCTCGACTGAGGCCCGGCGGGCGCATCGTGTTGATCATGACGCGCTGGCATGAGGACGATCTCGCCGCCCGCATCCTCGCCGAGAAGAGCAGCCGCTGGGAGGTGATCTCGATCCCGGCTGAAGCCGAAGAGAACGATCCGCTCGGTCGCATGCCGGGCGAGTACCTGTGGGCCGACGACGACTACGGCTACGCCGAGGTGATGCGAACCGCGAAGCTGACGCAGCCAGCTCGCAACTGGTCGGCGCTGTACCAGCAGCACCCGACGCCCGACGAGGGCAATTTCTTCAACCGCAGCTGGCTGAAGCCTTACGACCGAGCGCCGCCGCTTGAGCGCATGCGGGTCTACATGGGATCGGACTATGCGGTGACGTCGGACGGCGGCGACTACACGGTTCACGTCGTGGTCGGCCTCGATCCGGCGGGCGAGATGTTCCTGCTCGACCTGTGGCGTGGACAGACGGCGTCAGACATCTGGATAGAGCAGTTCTGCGATCTGGTTAGGCGCTGGAAGCCGCTATACGCAGCCGAGGAGCAGGGGCAAATCAAGAGCGGCGTCGGGCCGTTCCTCGATATGCGGATGCGAGCGCGGTCTGCCTACGTCGTGCGGGAGGCGTTCCCGACGCGCGGCGACAAGGCGACGAGGGCGCGGTCGATCCAAGGCCGGATGGCGCTGAACAAGCTGCACGTTCCGGTGGCCGCACCGTGGTACGCGGAATTTGAGCGCGAGCTGCTGTCGTTCCCGGCGGGCAAGCACGACGATCAGGTGGACGCATTGGGACTGATCGGCCAGCTGCTCGACAAGGTGGTATTTGGCGAACCAAAACCGAAGCGGGACAGCGGCGCGATTACTGGCTATACTGTGGCGCTGCCGGAGTACGAACGCGCATTCGACAAGGCGTTGTGATCCAAGGGGTTATCGATGTCGGACGTCCATCAATCCTCCGTGCAGGAGGAAACCCGACCCACGCCGAAAGATGAGGACACCGCGCCCTACCTCGACGTCGATGAGCTGACCAAGCAGCATGAGAACTACTACAACACCAAGTCGAACGAGATCGAAGAGAAGGGGACGGCTCGCGCCTACTACTCCGGCTCGCAGTGGACCGCCGACGAGCTGAAGAAGCTGAAGGGGCGTAACCAGCCGCCGATCACACGCAACCGCATCAAGCGCAAGATCAACGGCGTGGTCGGCCTCGTCGAGCGGATGCGGCAAGACCCGAAATGCTATCCGCGCAATCCGAAGGACGACGGCTCGGCTGACATCGCGACGGCTGCGATCCGCTACGTCCTCGACAACAACCGCTGGGAAAGCCTGTCGAGCAAGATCGCCAGCGACGTTGCGAAGGAGGGGCTGGGCGGCTTGGAGCTGGGGCTGGAGAACAGCAAGCAGGGCGACTACGACGTCACGCAGGCGCGGGTGCCGACCGACGCATTCTTCTACGACCCGGTTTCATTCGAGGCGGATTTCACCGACTGCCTGTTCATGGGAACAGCCAAGTGGGTGGACATGGAGATCGCCAAGACGTTCTGCCCGCCCGACAAGTGGGACGAGATCGCCACCACCAACGACAGCGAGGGGACGCGCGACGACGAGAAGCGCACCGTCCGCTGGTACGACAGCAAGCGCAAGCGGGTTCGCCTCGTCGATCACTGGTACTTTAGAAACGGCCAGTGGTGCTGGGCGCTGCACACCAAGTCGCTGGTGCTGATGGAGGGGCTGTCGCCGTTCGTCGATCCCGACGGCAAGCCGATCAGCAAGTTCATCATGTTCTCCGCCAACGTCGATCAGGACGGCGACCGCTACGGGTTCTTCCGCGACATGAAGGACACGCAAGACGAAACCAATCACCGCTACAGCAAGGCACTGCATCTGCTCAACACGCGGCGCATGATCGTCCGGCGCGGCAGCGTTGACGTCAACAAGACGAGGGCGGAGGCGCAAAAGACCGACGGCGTGATCGAGTGGGATGCCGAGAAGCCGGAGTTCGACGACGCCAAGTCGCTGGCCGACATGCAGGGCCAGCTGCGCTTTCTCGAGGACGCCAAGGCCGAGATGGAGAATTTCGGACCCAACCCGGCGCTGATGGGGATGGCGGAGGGCGCGAAGAGTGGACGCGCCATCGCGCTGCTGCAGCAGGCCGGGATCGCCGAGCTGGGGACGTACATCATCGAGTACAAGGATTGGAAGCTGCGGGTCTATCGCGCGGTATTCTGCGCGGCGAAGAAGCACTGGACGATGGAACGGTGGATCAGGGTGACCGATCCCGACGACGAGATGCAGATGCTGCAGATCAACGGCATCCGCTCCGATCCGACCTACGGCACACCGCAGACCGTCAACAGCATGGCCGCCATCGACGTTGACGTGATCATCGACGAGGGCAGCGACACCGTGAACCAGATGCAGGATGCGTTCGACACGCTGGGCGTTCTGGCCTCGCGCGGCGCAGAGGTGCCGCCGGGATTGCTGATCGAGCTGGCTCCGATCAATTCGCGCATCAAGAAAAAGTGGCTGAAGCAGATGGAGGAGGCGCAGGCTTCCGATCCGATGAAGGAGAAGGCCAAGGCGATTGCGCTGGAGAGCGAGGACGCCAAGGTGATGGAGACGAAGAGCAAGGCTATCAAGAACATGACCGATGCGATGCTGAACGTCTCGCAGGGTGCGATCTCGCCAGCCACGCTGCCCTACGAGCCGCACTTGCTTGGGCTGGCAGACTTGCTGGACACCGATGAGAGCAACAACCAAGGGGTGCCGGTGCCGGACGGCGGGATGAGAGGCCCGTCGCCCGGCGTCGGTGCGCCGTTGCAGCCGCCGCCACAACCCAACCCGGCGGAGCAGCTCGCCGGAGGACAATTCCCCGCCGCGCCACAAGGCCAACCACCGGGGCTGTAGATGGCTGGCGTCAAGCCGCTGCTTGAAACCGTCGGGGCGCTGCTGCCGAAGATCAAGGCGTGGCATGCGTCACCGCACGATTTCGACAAGTTCGATCTCAGCAAGATCGGCACCGGCCAAGGCGCGGCGAGCTACGGGCCGGGCATCTACGCGGCGGAAAGTCCGAAGGTCAGCGGCGTCGGCGGCGAGTATTGGAAGGAGTTCGCCGGGCATTTCACCGGCAGCGGTCCCGGCGTCGATCCGGTGATGTCGCATGCGGTGCAGTACCTTGAGCATCTCGGCGGCGACCGGAAGGCCGCTCTCGCGATGGTCAACGAGGCGATAGGCCGCTCGCACAATGCACCGCAGTTGCCACGGCTTCAGGAGGTTCGCGATCTGCTCGCCTCCGACAAGCAAGTCGGCCCCCGCGTCTACGAGCTGGGCATCAAGGCGAAGCCGGATGATTTCTTGCAGTGGGACGAGATGCTGGGATCGCAGCCGCACATCACCAAGAAGGTGCCGCAGCTGCTCGATGCCGCGAAGGAGGAGGCCTACAGCCGGGTGCTGTCGGCGACCAGCAAGGCGCGGCAGGATCAGCTCTACGACATGGTGAAGAACCCGGAATACGCGACCGGAGAGTTCGCATTCCGCAGCGGTGGCCCCGACAAGACGATGGACGCAATGCGAGACGCTGGCATCCCCGGCATCCGCTACGCCGACGCGGCGTCACGAACGCCGGTCGCAGCACAGTCGGCCTACGAGCATCTGGCGCGGCAGCGCGTCAACTTGCATGAAGCCGAGACGAAGGGCGCTCCGGCTTGGGAGGTCCAGCACTACCGCGACATGGTCGAGAAAGCTGACCGGCAGATACGCGACGAGGTGGCGCGATACCCTCGCACCTACAACTACGTCGTCAACAATCCCGACATCATCGAGATCATGCGGAAGCTGGCGATCCCCGGCATGGTCGGCGGTGCGGCGTCGGTCTATCAACCGCAGGGGAGCCAGTGATGGCGCGGCAGCAGGGGCAGCAGTGATGGCTGAGAGATATGAAACCGACGTGGCGTGGCCGCTGCCGCAGGAGCCGAGCGCAGCAGAGCGGGCGGCGTTCGCGCAGTCGCGCAAGTACCGCAACGTCGGGCCGGGCAACAACAAGCTGGAGGCGGTGGCGGATTTTCTGATCCCGAAGGAGCCGTGGGAATACGGCATGATGGCGCTGGGGCCGGGCGTCGGCCTCGCCGGACGGGCGCTGGCGCAGCTGCCGAAGGCGGTGCGGGTCGGGCTGGGCGCGGCAGGGATCACCGCGACGGCGAGCGAGGCGGAGGCGGCGAAGGTGCCGTCGTTCAAGCAGATGCAGAAGGTGCTGAAGGGATTTGGCATCGATGACGCGCAGCGCATCCTGAAGCCGGGCGTCTACAAGCGGCCAGATGAAATCGCGCGAGAGGCGTCGGAGAACGTCGCGCCCGAGCATCCGGCGATGAAGGAATTGTTCGGCGTGACGCGCGAGGACTTGTACGAGATCGGCGAACGCGGGACGCGCAAGGGCAACATCGAGCCGAGCTACAAGATGCCAGCGAAGGGGCCGCAGGGTTCCTACGTCTCCGACGCGCTGATGAACCCGCGCAACGCGCAGCGGCAGATCGATACGCTGACGGAGGCGCAGAAATATCCCGGCTTAGTTCACGGCATGCAGAGCTGGTACGTCATGGACCCGGCGTTCCAGCGGCTGGAGCAGCTGGTCGGTCGCGAGGAGGCGATCAAGCAGTACAACCAGTTCAACACGGTGGTGCCGATGTTTTCTCCGGCGTCTCCGGTGACGTCGGAGCTGAACCGTGGCACCGCAGCCCGGATGATGATCAATCGCGGCGAGTGGGATAAATTCTTGCAGCACGGCGGCACCGCCGTCGATAAGCGCGGCGCGGATTTCCCGCCGGAACTGCGCGACGTGATCCCGCATCCGTATCACTCGACGGCGCAGGGCGGCCCGGTCGGTCGATATCTGGAAACCGGCAAGGTCGAGATGAGCCAGCCGAAGGTGCCGCTGTACATGCAGGCCTCCGGCGTCCCGCAGACCGGCTTCCAGACCAAGCTGCCGGTGCCGGACGCGCACTGGGGCCGCTCGGTCGGCGTCGGCGACGTTCGCACCACCGCGAACCCCGGCGTCTCGCTGAAGGGGCCGGAGTACGGCGAGCTGGGTCCGTGGTATCGCGAGAACGTCGCCAAGCCGATGGGCATCGAGGCGGTCCCGGCGCAAGGCTTCCAGTGGGGCGTCTACGCGCCGCAGACCGGCGTCGATACGGCTATCGGCGCACCGAAGCTGGAGCTGCTGTCGCAGATGATCTGGGAACGCGCCAAGAAGCTGGGCCTCGATCCGGCGACGATGCGCGACAAGGTGCTGATGGGCCGTGAGCATGCGGCGTGGCTGCTCGGCATCCCGACGGCGGGCGGCGCGGCCTACGAGGCATACAAGCCGCAGGGCAGCGTGATACAGTCGCAGTAACCAAGGGGCGTCCCATGCAGAATTTCTCGACGATGGCGCAGCAGATGCAAAACATCGCAGCGCCCGGCAAGATGCCGATGGCGACGATGCAGGGTCGCGGCCCGATTGCGGCTCCAGCTGGACCGGGGATCGCGGCACCGGCTGCGCCGCAGGCACCGGGCGCGGGCGGTGATCAGATCATGCAGATGATCCAGATGATCGCGCAGCAGATCGAGGCGATGACAGGCGTTCCGGCGACACCTGAGCAAATTCAGGCGGCCCTTGCTCAAGTGATGCCCGGCGCGGGAGCTGGCGCTGGCGAAGGGCCTCCCGGCGTTGCCGCGCCAGCACCCGGCGGCGGGGCGCAGCCGATGGTGCCACCGCAACTGGGGATGCGACGATGAAAAGTTTTCTCGCGTTTCTACTATTCCTGTTCTCGACGTCCGCTCTCGCGCAGCCGTTCCCGTCCGTTGGCGTTCCAACATACTACGCATCCGGCATCGATTGGTCGGTGCCAGCGAACGCCACCGACGTGGCTTGCGTCGAGGGCGCAGCTGGCCGGGTGGTGAAGCTGAACGGCGCGTTCCTGTCCGGCACCGCGCTGACGGCTGCGACGATCAACGTCACGACGCTGCGGCGCATCTCGCTGAACGTCGGCGGCACCAGCAACGAGGCGGTGCCGACGTCCGGCAGTCCGACGCACCCTGCGGCGCTGGCGAAGCTAAAAATCTGGAGTGTCAGCCCGACCACGCTGGGCAACACCGACGTACCGCCGAAGGGATCGGTGTTCCGGCGGCTGCGCTGGGACATTGGCACCGCACTCAGCTCGCCGGACGGCAGCTTGGCGATGATCGCGGCGCAGGCGAACAATCCCTACACCTCGCAGCCCGAGATCAGATCAGCCACGCATGCGATCTGCCTTAGCTTCAGCGGCGCAGCGCCAGCGACACAGCTCAATCTCAACGTGGTCTGGACGGAGACTGCTGAATAAACGGCTCAAGGGAGGCGACCATGTCGATTGGACTGATCTTCTGGATCATCATGCTGATCTGGCTGCTGTTCGCTCTGGCTTGGAATTTCAACTGGGCCGGTGTCTCGCCGCACGGCCCGCTCGGCAACAGCCTGCTGCTGTTCGTGCTGTTCCTGCTGATCGGCTGGCGGGTGTTTGGGCCGCCGGTCCACGGCTAGCGAGGCGCTGAGTTCGTCCAGCAGCTCCGGCGTCGGAGCGCGAAGGCCGTAGTTGGTTTCCCGCCACCATTTCTGGCGCAGCGCCAGCGACAGCTTGAGCCATTCGCTGCGGGAAAAATACGGCCACTCGTCCCTCATCGCTTCAGCGCCCCATGCAGCGTCGGATCGACGTTGAATTTTTCCAGCTCACCAAGAATTTGGCGATATTTTAGCAGGGCCTCCATCCCGGCCCGGTATCTCTCTTTGGTGATGCTGCCATCACTCAGCATGTCCTCGCCATCAGTCTCGCAAGAGCGGATGTACTCGCGCAGCGCGTCGATCAACCGCACATGCACCTCCGGGTACGCGCGTGGCATTTCGTCCAGCAGCCGGTTGGCGTAGTCACCTAATCGCTTTGCGTTCTCGTCACCCATGCTAATCTCCTGCGGCGCGTCGGGATCGTTTGGGCATTCACTAGACCTCGTTCCCCTATGTACCGGGCGGCTCCGGCGCGCACGTCTGCGCTGTTAGCGGCTGCGCTCAAGTTCGTCGGCACATAGCCGAAGCGCTTTAGCTACGGCCACGGTTTGCTTCACAGTGAGACGGCTGGGGTTCATGTGATCCCGGTCGCCGTCCGTCTTTAGAATGTCCTCTGCCATCAACCGGAGGGCCTTAATGTCGTCGAGTGTCATGTGCAGCCCCTTCTGTGATGCTATCGCGCCAACCCCGGCCTCAAGATCGTGTCGCAGACAGCGTTGATCGCGACGTTGAAATCTGCCGGGTTGTCGTTGATGCCATCGATCCGTTTGATGGCATTCAGCAGCCGCTCGATCTCGGCCAGCAGCAGGCGCTTCTGGCAGTCGTCCACTCGGCAGTTCTCAATCATCGTCTGCGCTCCCTGAACGCGGAGACGGTGTCTTGGTGTCCAAGCGTAGCGTAGAAATCGGATATGAATTGCACCGCCTTGTTGACGCCGACGCCGCGATGGAATTTCCGCATCAGGGTGCCTTCTGGACACCGCCACGCCAGCCGCGACCCTTCCCAGATCAGATCGCCAAGTTTGTTGGCCCCGTGGAATAGCCGGTATGTAAATTTTCCCCTCATCGCCTGCACAGCCACCCCATGATCACGGCCTGCCATCTGCGGCGGTACGGGCCTCGCCAGCATACGGTGCCAGCATCGCTGAAATAGAGGAACCACCAACCGCGATGGGTCAGCATGATCTGCTTGATCACGTCTCGCTCTCCAGCCTGCTGATTTCCTTGCGGATCGCGATCCACGCCTCGCGCAGCTCGTCGTCGCGCCAGCCGTCCTCGTTCGCACACATGCCGCCATCGCGGAAATAGATCGCATCAGCGGCGATCTCCAGCACGGCGAGCCACGGCACCTTGTCCATTGGGCGGATGTTCATCGCCAGCCGTCCTGTCTCAACCATGTCCGCAGATCGCGCAACGAGATCACGCTGCCCCTGAGCCAGAACGTGTGCCGGTTGCAGCGTGGGTAGAAGCTGCAGGCGACCGGCCCGAGCTGGGCCGCGCCAGTGGCGGTGAACGATGGCTGGCGCTTCTGATCCTCACGCGCCGCAGCCTTCAGCGTGTCGATGACGAGGATGGTTTTCACTGCTGATGCTCCTTCTGCGGCGTCGGCCATGTCACGCCCAAATCCTTCTTCCACTCAAAGCAAGTGCAATCACCGCCATCAGTGATGATGACGCGATCCACGAACCCGAATACGGACGCAGGCCCGTGGATGAGGCGTCGGCAGGCGTTGAAGGCCCGCTCGACCTCGACGAAGCGCAGCTCCTCATGTTGGCCGCCGTCGCGATCCCACCACCAGACTGAGAACTCGTTGGTCATCGCAGCACCATGACGCCGACGATCACAGCCAGCGACCAGATCGGACACACGACGTAGCTGAACAGCTTCTGGTTACGGCTCCTGACCGGCTTTACGCGGGCAGCGCGGAGCATCTCCTGCTGCTTCAGCCATTCACATAATTCCAGAAACCCGAAAACGATCAGGAGGGCGATCCATGCCGCAATGAGGATTGCTTCACACATCACGGCAACCACTCGCAGTCGTCGAGCAGCACCTTGATGGTCTTGCCGGACTTATCCAGCTTGACGTGCGCGATCTTAACCTTGGCGTTGTATTTACCGTCGCCGCAGCCGCGAACGCCAAGTGTGGTGACGTTGCGCTTGCCATTGGTCGTCTTGACCAACACGCCGTAACGATCACCCCGCATCCAGCGGTCGGTGTAGACGGGAATTTGAACTCGGACGGTCATGGCCTTGGCCCTTTGTGTTGACGGGATCGATGCCGGGTTCTCCCATATCCAATGGAAGCCGTCAACCATTTAATATGGGCGCACAGAATACACCCCCGCCACTTTCCTCCAGCGATACCCCACCAGAGAGGCATCGCATCCCGATTGGGAGCAGGAATTTTCTCCTGCCGGAGTACTCGCTCGTCCTCGCTGGATCAGCCGTCCGAAAGTGGCCAACGGGCCGGGCCAATACCCGGCGTTCCCCACGGCTCAGGGCAGCGCGATCTCGACCAGCTTCTATGGACCGGGAGCCACCGAGCAGACGTCCAACAGCTTGGCCGTTATCGACCGCGACCGTTCGTGGCTGGCTGGGGTTGATGTCTGGGGCCGGGATTGCTAGTTTTGGCCCGACGTCCTTACCTTCGCCGCACGATGGTAACGGATTAGAGGGGCTGATTGGCGCAAACCGATCAGCCCCTTGCATTTGAGCCTACGCCTCGTTGCCCAGCTCTGGCAAGCGGGAACCATACTAGATGGTTGTGGGTTTGCCGGGTGGCTAGGCGGCTCTAATCACCCCTTGGGCGGCTTCAGCTAAGTCGTGGCCGGGCAGCGCGAATTGTCCGGCCACGCACAATTTTGGTATCGGTAGACGATACAAAGGTTTAGCCGGGGTTGAAGAACCGGCCATATTGTTGGGCGGCTGCGCTGCAGTAGGCGGTATGCGCTTCCTCCGCTGTGGAAAAGTATCCGAGGTGGACCCTCCTACGATTTACCGTCAGTCGAGCCGCCCATCGTTTGGTGTGGGTGTGCCAAGTAACGCCTTTAAACCCTGACGTATTGGTTGCGGGGCGCTTGGTATTGCATTTGTTTTCAGCGCGAGACGCCTCGCGCAGATTGGTCAGACGATTGTCTGATTTGATGCCGTTGACATGATCAAGCTGGTCAACCGGCCACCGACCGTGAACATGCAACCAAGCAACGCGGTGGGCGAGTAGCTCACGCTGATCGATCTTCATGCCGGTGTAGCCGTCGCGCCTGCGGTATCCAGCCAGCGATCCGACGCGAGCGGCGCTGGCCCGGTCAATCTTCCATAAAAATACCCCGGTGACGGGATTGTAATCGAGTAGTTCGCGCAGCCGATCTGCGGTAAGCATGTGGCGTTCTCCTAGTTAAAGTCGGCGCGGGGTGGTCAGACCCCGCGCCGTTTATTCTACGCTGCTATTTTAATCCCGCGAAGTTCCGCCATTGCATTGGCAAGAACGAACAACGCCTTATTGAGATTGACGTTGCTGTCCACGCCCTTGATGGGCCTCGTCGTTGAGCGACGGACGATGCCGTTGTCGTTGGTGCGACGACCAGAGAGGCCACCTTTCAAGGCATTCTCTTGGACCCTGTTAAACGTAGTCCAGAGGTCGTTGCTACGGTCCTCCCACCTTCTGGGCTGCAGCAGCTGCACCGGCTCGATGGCCGACACCGGGGCCTCGCCCTCGATCTGCTCACCGAAGCGGATTTGGTGAGCGGCGTTGGCGAAGATCATCTGCTCCTCGCCGCCGAGCTGCAGCGACGACCACGCCTCCGGGGCAGCGAGTGCCTTGCGGCTCTCGTCGATCACCGAGAACGTTCCCTCGATCACCTTGCCGGAGACGTCGCCAGTGTGGCGCACCTTGCAGCTGGAGAGCTGCGAGACTAGCGACACCATGCTGTTGAGGCAGGCGATGCGGAACAGCGCCGCCATCAGATCGTATGCGCCGCTGCCGTCGTTGGCGTTCTTCAGCAGCATCTCCGGCACGACGTCGCCGGACTTGAAGCTGCGCGTCTCGTCGAGCTGACGGATGCGGAGCAGATGCTTGGTGAACAGCTTGCGATCCGCCATGCGGGCGACGGACTGCGAGGCACCAACCACCGAGAAGCCTTCCTTCGCCAAACCGCGCACGACCTCGATGGTCGGGATCGGCTTGAAGCGTTCCGAGCGCGAAGCATGCGCCGTCACAGCAAACACCGACGGTGCTACTGCGCGGATTTCATCTTCGGTCATTGGACGGGCGGTGCCATCGAAGCGAGCGGTGTTTGTGTAGACGGTCATCTTAGTTCTCCTTGGTTTGCCGCAGCGGCTGCTGCGGTGGAATTGTTTTCCCATATTAAATGGATGCCGTCAAGCGTATCCGGCGGCGCGTCGGATAAAAATGCCGTTCAAATCCGAAAGCCAAAATCTGAACAAAATCAACGATTTATGTGCCTTGCGGATTATTTGATGGAGACGTGCTACAAATTTCGCAAGACCCACCCGTGCAAAGGAGCCGAGCCGTGTCTGAACCGAAAGCGGAAGCCGCCCCGCAGTACACCATCGAGTTCAATCAGGAAGAGATCGACAAGCTGACCAAGATCGCGGCGGCGCTGAAGGCTGCAGCCGGTCAGAACCCTGAATGGAACGCGCTGGCGGATTGGCTGTCCGGCGTCATCGTCGAGGACGAAACCGACCAGAGCGAACCCGGCAAGCCGAAGCGGAAGAAAAAGAAATGACGGAATTTCATCCGCACAAGGTCGAGGCTGACGGCCCGACGCAAACCCGCGCGACCGTCAGCTTCAAAAACTGGGGCGGCGAACACGGTCTGGTGATCCGCAAGGAGAAGCTGGAGCAGGACGCCAAGAACTTTCGGCACATCGCCAAGCTGCTCGGCGCGTCGGCTGATCAGGAACATCAGACGCATTCGCAGATGCTGATGACGATGGCCGACCAGTTCACCAACGCGAGCTGCGGCTACGACGCGACGGCGGAGGCGAAGCCTTACGACGAGAAACCCAAAGAGGAGACGACATGCCAGCCGGGAGCATCGGAGCGCAGCGCGTAAGGGAGGATTTCAACCCCAGCAAGGACGATCTCGTCACCAAGCTGAAGCGGTACACCGCAGACCTGATCGACATCTGCAACGCCGAGAACGACAAGCACGACGACCCTGAGAAGGGGCGGCTGTACTCGCTGGCGATGACGCACTACGAGAACGCCGCGATGTGGGCGGTGAAGGCCGCGACCACGCAGAAATAACGAGGGGTGATTGATGGCTGAAACAACCGAGACGCCGGACGTCGGCGTCAGCGACAGCGAGCTATTCTCCAACGCCACCGCGCCGGAGCCGAAGCCGGACACCGCGCCGCCGCCTCACCCGGAGGTCGAGGGCCGCGACATTCATGGCCGCTTCCGCAGGGCGGAGGATCAGGCCCCGAAGCCGCCCAGCGAACCACCGGCACCACCACCGCCAGCTCCTCCCGGCCAGCCTACTCCGCAGCCGCCACCCGGAACGCCAACGCCGCCTGCACAACCCCCGCAAGACGACGCCAACGTACCGTCGTGGCGGTTGCGCGAGGAGCGCGAGCAGCGCGAGGCGATGGCGCGTCAGCTGCAGGAGCGCGATCTCATGCTGCGCGACATGCAGCGCCGCATGGAGCAGTACGAGAAGCCGCAGGCCCCGGCAGAGCTGCCCGACCCGCTGATCGACCCGCAGGGCTACCGCGCCGCGCTGGAGGGCAAGTTCACCAGCGACCTCAAGACCATCCAGCTCGAAAACAATCTGCAGCTGAACCGGCTGCAGCACGGCGAGGTGTTCGACCACGCCTATCAGGCGTTCATGCAGGCGGCGCAGGGCGACCCCGGCTTCGCGCGGCTGATCGTCAACTCGCCCAATCCCGGCTCGGCGATGGTGAATTGGTATCGCCGCGCCGTGACGCTGGCGAAGGTCGGCGACGATCCCGACAAGTACGTCGAGCAGGAGATCGCGCGGCGTCTGGCCGATCCGCAATTCCTGTCCCGCGCGGTGGAGGCGGCAAAGAATTACGCCGCCGGTCAGCCGCCGCCGCAACCGAATGGTGCCGCGCCGCCACGGCAGAACAACGTCACGCAGATACCGCCGTCGCTGTCGCGCGTCCCGTCCGGCTCGCCGACCGAGACGTCGATGGTGGCGATGGGCCTCGACGACGAGACGCTGTTCAAGGAAAGCCTTCCGCCCAGCCGCAGACGCGGCTAGAGTAGCCACTCGCCAGCCGGGAGCGACATCCCGGCCACGCCCTGCTCGTCGAGCGACATCGACGGCCTCGCTGACGGACCCGCGACAGAGGTCTGAAACCGAAGCCCGTATCGCATCAACAGATGCCGCGCATCCGCGTCGGCATCGCAGCAGGAGGCCGACATGGCCGTTACCTCCATTCAGGCTAACAATAAGCTGATCCAATACGTCAAGGACGTGAACCGCGAATACGTTCGCGAGAATGCGTTCTCGCCGTACATGGGAGAGGCATCCAACTCGATCATCCGCTTGCGGATGGAAACCAAGAAGGGCGGCGAGCAGATCAACATTCCGTTGCTCGCGCGTCTGGTCGGCGCAGGCGTCTCGACCGGCACGTTGGCCGGAGCCGAAGAGGCGCTCGACGACTACGGCTATCGCGTCTGGGTGGATTTTGCGCGTAACGCCGTTCGCACCAACAAGTACCAGAACCAGATCGACAGCGCCGACATCTTCGGCGAGGCGAAGCCGTCGTTGTCGGATTGGGGCAAGGAGCTGCAGCGCAACGAGATCATCGCCGCGTTGATGGCGCTGCCGAGCGAAGCCGCGCCTGCCGGTCTTGCGTCTGCTGCCGGTCAGCGCGTCAACGGCATCTTGTTTCAGTCGTCCACCGCCGGTCAGCGCAACACGTTCAACGCCGACAACGCCGACCGTGTGGTGTTCGGTGCCACCACCGCAAACTACAGCGCCACCTTCCTCACCGCCTTGGACACCATCGACGCCACCGCCGACAAGTTCAACGGCGCGGCGGTGTCGCTGCTCAAGTTCCAAGCGAAACACGCCAACCCGCGCATCCGGCCCTACATGCTGGAGAACGGGCGCGAGTATTTCGTCTGCTTCGCTGGCGGCCTGCCGTTCCGCGATCTCAAGGTCGATCTGAAACAGGTGAACGCCGACGCGCGTGAGCGCAACGTGGACACCAATCCGATCTTCCAAGATGGCGACCTGATGTACGACGGCGTCATCATCCGCGAGATACCGGAGATCGACGATCTGGTTCGGGTCGGCGGCGCGTGGAACACCATCCTGACCAACACCGGCACGGTGGCTTGCCACCCGGTGTTCCTGTGCGGACAGAACGCCGTCTCGATGGCGTGGGGCCAGATGGCGAAGCCGACCTTCCTCAAGGAAGATGACTACCAGTTCAACACTGGCGCGGGCGTCGAGATGTGCTACGGCGTCGGCAAGACCTTCAAGAAGCACCCGAAGGCAGGCACCGCCCTCAAGCAGTGGGGCGTGGTGACCGGCTTCTACGCGGCCTCCGCGACGTAACTTGCTACCCCGACAGCCAACTGCCCTCTCCCGGTTCGCCGGGAGGGGGTTTTTCAAAACGAGGGAAACGCTATGGCGAAGATGATGGTGACGTGGCTTGGCGAGGACGATCAGCACTTTGAGGTTATGTACGATCCTCAGGGCAACGAGACGAAGCGACCGGCACCGGGGCCGTCGTTCAACTACTGGGGTCACGTCCGGCTTGATAAGGACAAGCCGACGCTGATCGACACCGACAGCGCGAGGGGCGCGGATGAGCGGCTGGTGCTGGAGCAGATCGTGAAGAAGGCACCGAATATGAAGGCGCGGTTCAGGGTCGAGCCGGTGCAGGAGCGGCAGGAGCGGCAATCCAAGGGGATGTGACGTGGCGACATACGGGACGCGCGACGATCTGATCCGATCCTGTCTCGACGAGCTGAAGGTGACGTCCTATGGGACGCCGCCGTCGGCTGAAGAACACGCCGCCGTCAACGAGCGGCTCGACGGCATCCTGATGGAGCTGTCGTCGCGCAACATCGTCACGGTGTCGAACACCGATCAAATTCCGGTCGAGCAGATCGTGCCGCTGGGTCAGGTGGTGGCGCGTCATCTCGGTTCGCGGTTCAGCGTGACGGTGGAAGAGATGGAACGGATGTTCGGGCCGGAGGCGCATCCGTTCTCGCCGGAGAACCGGCTGCGATCGATCAGCCGCGCAGCTCCGGTCGGCGCTCCGGTGCAGCCGGATTATTTCTGATGAAGATCGATTTCCCAACCTCATCCAATCCCGGCACCGTGCCGCAGGAGGGCGACGGTCGCCTGATCAACGCGATGGTCGAAAAGACCGGCGACCTGATCAAGTGGATCAGGCAACCCGGCGTGACGGAGTGGGCGACGTCGGTGAACGTCAACTTTCGCGGCATGGCGATCTCGCGCGACAACATCGTCTACATCGCGCACACCGAAATCCTGAGCCGGATCGACAGCTCGGCTGGCGGCGTGATGCAGCTGGTCGGCACGTTGCCCGGCACCGGCAAGGTGCGGTTTGCATTCAACCAGAACGCCGTGCCTGATCAGGTGGTGGTGGCACCGCCGGGCGGCGCGTTCGTCTTTACGATTTCATCGGTCAGCGCCTACCCGGATGTCGATCTGCCCGGCACCGTGGTCGATGTCTGCTTCGGCATCGGGTTCTTCTTCTTCGTCACCGGAGCCGGGCGCTGCTACTCGTCCGGCATCAACGTCACCACCATCGACCCGGCGCATTTCGTGACGGCGGAGGCGAAGCCGGACGGCCTGCTGCGCTGCCTGTATTTCAACGACCAGCTCTACCTTCTCGGTCCCGACAGCATCGAGGTGTGGGGCAAGCCGATCAATCCGTCGCTATTCCCCTTGAACCGGGTGACCGTGATCCCGCGCGGCATCGCCGGGCCGGACTGCGTGACGGGGACGGAGAATGGCATCGATCTCGGCCTGATCATCGTGTCGAGAAACGATCAGGTGATGCGGATCAACGGCTACACGCCGGAGCGCATCTCGACGCCGGACGTCGAGCGCGACATCGCCGCAGTCGCCGACAAGACCACCATCGAGATGACGTCGTTCGTCAGCGAAGGCCACATGATGGTCAAGGTGCGCTGCCCGGCGTGGTGCTGGCTGTACGACCTCACCACGCAGTGCTGGGTCGAGCGCAAGTCGTACCTGTCCGACACCTCGCGCACGTTGCAGGCGCTGTCGGCCTACGGGTTCTGGATTGTCGGCGACAAGGACACCGGCAACGTCGGCAAGATCAACGCGCTGGATTTTACCGAATACACCAAGCCGCTGATCTGGGAATGCTGGAGCAAGCGGCCCGAGCCGTTCCCGTATCGCGCCGTGATCGGCCCGGCGTATTTCAATTTCGTGCCGGGGCAAGGTCAGGCGCTGGGCCTCGATCCGATCCAGCGCAGGCCGCGCGTCAACATCGCGTGGAGTGACGACGGCGGATTGTCGTTCGTGCCGTTCCGCATCGCCGAGCTGAACCGGCAGGCGGTGGCGACACCCATGTCGGCGCGGGTGCATCTAACCGGCTCGACCGGCCCCTACGGGCGCATCTGGAAGGTGCGGGTGTCGGACCCGGTCTACGTCTCGTTCCGTGGCGGCGACATGCCGAAGATCAGCCGAAGGGCGGTGGCGTGATGCCGACGACGTCACCGATCATCCCGCCCATGCCGCCGCCGCAAGTGCCGCTGATCGACCCGGCGACCGGGCTGATGACGAAGGTGTGGTTTGAGTATTTCAGGGCGCTCGATCAAAGCATGCGCCGGGTTCGCGCAGAGATACCGTAGGGGATTGTCATGGGACTGTTCAGCGATCTGTTTAGCGGTAGCAAGGCCGCAGCGCCGTATTACCAAGCTGCGGCTGGTCGGCAGGCCGGTCTGAACCAAGCCACCGGGACGCTGCAGGGCGGCTACGGCGAAGCCTCGCAGTATCTCGATCAAATTCCCGGCTACCTCGACACCGCGAAGGGCTACCTCGACACCGCCAAGCAACCTCTCACGGAGGCGTCGGCCAGATTTGATCCGCTCGCCAGCACGGCTGGTCAGGGGTTCGATGCCTACGCGCAGCTCTATGGTATCGGCGGCGGCGATCCGACCGCAGCGGTGCGGGCGCAGCCCGGCTACCAGTTCTCGCAGGACGAGGGAGCGGAGCAGGCGAAGCGCAACGCCGCCTCGATGGGCATGCTGACATCCGGCAATGCGATGCAGAGCGTGTTCGACCGTGGCGCGAACATCGCCGACACCAAGTGGCAGCAGTACGCCGAGGGTCTGAAGCCGTTCCTCTCGCTCGCGCCGCAGATTGCGGGAGCGCAGGGTGGCTACGACGTCGCGAGAAGCGGCTTGGAGGCGCAGAAGGGCGGCTACGAGGCGCAGAAGGGTCAGTACGCTGGGCTGCAATCCGGCCTCGAAACCGATCTCGCCAAGACGCTGGCGCAGTACCAGACCGGCACCGCGAACGCAAACTCGCAGGGCATCATCGACGCGCAGAATGCCAGAAGCGCAGCGTCGAAGAACGCCTTCGACGCCATCATGGGCGGCGTCAAGCTGGCGGCGAGCGCGGCGACCGGGATGCCCAGTCTGGGCCTTGGCGGATCGACCACCACACCGGGGCAGGGCGGAGGGCTGTTCGGCGGCACAATTTATAGCGGCGATCCAACGAGGGCTGGGTTCGGCCCGACATACGGCTAGGTGAAACATGGCGCAATACGGTCCACCCAGCATCGCCGGTTCTATCGACAGCACTGTCGATGCGATCTCTGGCGGCATCAGGGACTATCGCACTGGTGAGGCGCTGCAGAACCTTCCGCGCACACCGGATGGCAGCATCGACTATCGCGCGGCGGCGACGGCGATGTACCGCACCAATCCGGGGCTGGCGGCGCAGTTCCTGAAGATGGAGGAGCTGAAGGGGCTGCAGGACTATCGCAAGCAGTCGCTCGGCATTCAGCAACAGCACGTCGATATTGCGAAGGACAAAAGCACCAACATCCAAGCCGAGGGAAAGATTTTTCATATCGGGCCGGACGGTCAGCTCAGGGGAACGACCGACGTCGAGACGGGTGTGTACTCGCGAGCCGGAGCCGCAGCGCCAGCGCCGGTCAATGGGGGCGTCGGCAAGCAGCCAACGCCCGCTCATCTGCAAATCCTGCAGGCCGATCCCAGCAAGGCGTGGATGTTCGACGAGGTGTACGGCGCAGGCTCGGCGCAGCGTTATCTCGGCGGCGGTGGCCAAGCCGATCCGCGCGAGCAGCCGCCTGCGCCGCCCACGGCACCGGCAGCGCCAGCCTCCACGCGACCGACCTCGACGGCAGCGCCGATCCTGCAGCCGCCGCCGGGCCTGTCCTACTCGCAGCGGCAGGAGTGGATCAAGAACCGGGTCAAGGAGCAGTCCAGCATCGACAATCCTGAATTAAAGAAAGCCGACGACGCGATCCAATCGGGCCGCAACACGCTGACCACAATCGGCGAGATGCTGGAGCTGAACAGGTCGGCGTTCCACGGGCCGTTCGCGGAGAAGCGCGGTCAGGTCGCGGCGCTGACCGGCGTCGGCGGCAAGAAGGCCGGTGCCGACACCGTGGTGCTGCAGAACAAGATCACGGGCGGCGCATTGGAGCAGCTCCGCGCCACCTTCGGCGGCAACCCGACCGAAGGCGAGCGAGCCATCCTGCTGCAAGTGCAGGGATCGGTCGGTCAGGCGGCTGACGTCAGGGAGAGAATTTTCAAGGACGCCGCCGCGTTGGTTCGACGCCGCATCATGTTCAATCAGAAATACGCCAACGCGCAGCGCAGGGGTCAGTACATGGACCCGAATTACACCGACAACACGCCGGTAGACTGAAATGGCCGAGCCGCTTCGCATCACAGTCCCGTCGCCGACAGCGGACGTCAATCCGTTCGCCGACGTCGTCGGGCCGAGCGTGTTCGCCGATCCAATTGAGATCGACCCGCGAGCGCGTGACCTTGTGATCCGCACCATCTTCGGCGAGGCGGCAGACAAGGACGAGGCGGGCCGCGCCGCCGTCGCCAACGTGATCCGCAACCGCATCACGTCCGGCAAGTATGGTCAGGGCGCGGAGGGCGTGATCAAGAAGCCGTGGGCATTCGAGCCGTGGCATCGTCCCGACGCGCGGGCGCGGATGCTGGGGCTGCGCGAGGACGATCCGAATTATCAATCCATCGCGCAGATCGTGGACAGCGTTCTCAGCGGCTCGGTGAAGGACACCACGCAGGGCGCAACGCATTTCTACGCGCCGAGGGCGCAGGCTTCGCTGGGCCGCAACGCCCCGTCGTGGGCGCAGGGCGCTCCGCTCGCCAACATCGGCGGGCATCTCTTCTACTCACCGGATGAGCCGCGCGGGGGTTCCTCGTCCCCTCCGGCAAGTCGGGGCGGCGCTGCTGCCCGTTCTGCCGCGCCGCCCACGATTTCGCCTGACGACGCGAGTGCGCTGACCGGCATGGTGGCGCTGGCGTCGAACAAGATCACGCCCGGCAATCCGTTCGCGACCGACGCGCCGCCGCCGCAGAGCAACGTGGTGCCGAAGCCGACGCTGCCGCCGGACGTGAAGCCGCCCATGTCGCAGGGCGAGGCGTTCGCGACCGGCGTCGAGCAGGGCATATCGTTCGGCTGGTCCGACGAGCTGCGCGGCCTCGCCGCCGGTCTGGCGACCATCCCCGGCGGCGGCTCGGCGCTCGATCTGGCGAAGCTGGCGTGGGGTTCCTACACGAAAGACCCCAATGCCGTGACGGCGGAGGCCTACAACAAGGCCGTCGCCGAGGCGCGGCGGGTGCTGGCGGAGGCCAAGCAGCACTACCCCGGCACCGTGCTGGGCGGCGAGCTGGCTGGCGGTGTCGCTGTACCGTTGCCCGGCGGGCCGCTGACCAGCGCCGGACGCACCACGGCAGCTCGCGTCGGCTCCAGCGCCCTGCAGGGCGGCCTTGCGGGCGGCCTGAGTGGCGCGGGATCGGCGGAGGGCGACATCTCGCAGCGGGTCGGCCCGGCGGCGATTGGCACAGCCGGAGGGGCCGGGATCGGCGCGGCGGTGGCGGGGGTGGCTCCGACGATTGCCGACTATATCGGTCGCGCCGTCCACGGGATTTTTTCGCCAGCCAAGCAGGCCGAAAACACCATCGCGCGGACGGCGATGGAGGCCGCTCGCACCTCGCCGCAAAGCCGGGTGCTGCCGGGCCAGATGACGCCGGACACGATGGTCGCCGACATTCTCGGCGAGCCGGGCCGGGTGCTGGCGCGTTCGACCAAGAACATCTCGCCGGTCGCCGCCGACATCATGCAGGGTGCCGTCGAGGATCGGGCGCGTGGACAATTCCCGCGTCTGGTGGCGATGCTGGAGAACAGGGTCGGGCCGCTCGGCGACAACGAGATGGCGAAGCTGGCGGTTCGCGCGGAGCAGGCGCAGACCACGACACCGCTGTATCAGGGAGTGATGCAGCAGTTCTCGCGCGGCGTGGTGTCGCCGCGACTGCTGCAGCTGCTGCAGGGTCATCAGCGGCTGAACGATGCCGGGCAACGGGCGCTGCGCGAGATCGGAGATCGCGCCGCCGTCGAGGGGCGTGTGACGCCGGGCGTTGACAGTCTCGAGTTCTGGGATGCCACCAAGCGGATCATCGACAATCAGATCACGGCAGCGCGGGCCACGCCGGGTGGCGCTGGCGACGTCAATGCGCTGACCGGGCTGAAGCGTGTTCTGCTCAACGAGCTGGACAACGTCACCGGAGGCCCGCAAGGCCCCTACGCGACGGCGCGAGCGACATCGGAAGCATATTTTGGCGTCACCCGCGCCATCGAAGAGGGGCAGCGGTTCATCAAGAGCAACTTGTTCACGCCGCAGATGGCGATGAACGCCATGCGCGGCATGTCGCCGGACGCGCAGGATGCATTCCGCCGCTCGGCGTTGAGCCAGCTGCTCGACAAGATGGGGCAGAAGAACGACAGCCACGACCTGTGGAAAAAGATGAACGCCAGCCCAGACGCGCAGGCCAAGCTGCGGGTGCTGTTCAATGGTGATCAGGGATTGATCCGCGAATTTGAGGCGATGCATCACGCCGAGAACCTGATGGAGAGACTGCGGAATGCGGTGCGCGGCAACAGCTCGACGGCGCAGCAGCTGATCGCAGCCGGAGTGCTGGGTGGCGGCGGCGTTCCGATCTCGATGATGACCGGCAACACGTCGTATTTCGATCCGACCACGCCGGGCGGCGCGGCGCTGTATGCTGGCGGCGTGTTGGGCGCACGAAAGTTCGCAGATCGAAGGATGGCAGAGCATCTGGCGCGGCAGCTGGTGTCGAACGATCCCGCGATCATCCAACGCGCGGTGCAGGCGGCGGCAGGCGATGCGCGTATTATGAATGTGCTTCGCACGATGGCGGAGAACGCGGGGTCTAAAGCCGCCGGGGCGCAAGTCGGCAGAAGCATTGGGGACTGATCATGTCTGGAACGACATCAATCTGCCTGCAGCAACAGTGGAACAACCTGACGCATGAGCCGCTGGTTGGCGGCCTGCTGTATTCGTTTCAGGCTGGCACCCTCAACCCGCAGAACGCATTCCGCACCGCCGCGCTGACGGCGGGGACGGAATATCCAAACCCGCTGACGCTGGATGCGTCGGGGCGGGTGCCGCAGATGTTCTATGCCGACGGCGTGGTGCGGCTGATCCTGACCAACAAGGAAGGCGTGGCGCAGTTCGACTACGACAACGTGCCGGTGATCGGATCGTCCGGCGGCGGCGGCGGCGTTGACACCACCGACGTCACCCGGCTGTACGGCACCGGGGACATGAAGATTAAATACGGCACCGGGCCGCTGTCTGGGTACGTTCGCGGCAACGCGAGGACCATCGGCAGCGCGACGTCGGGCGCGACCGAGCTGGCCGACGCCACCGCGCAGGCGCTGTTTCAGTATTTCTGGAACAACGATCCGCTGCTGACGGTGCTGCCGTCGCGCGGCGCGACAGCCATCGCAGATTGGACGGCCAACAAGCAGATCGAGACGCCGGATTTCCGTGGCATGATCATCGGCGGCTTGGACGGCATGGGCAGCGCGAGAGCCAACCGTCTGGCGGCGGCGAATTGGGACATCTTGGGGCAGGCGCTTGGCGGCCTTGAGGCATCGCCCATTGGGCTGTCCAACATGCCGATCCACAAGCATGACGTCGCCATCACATCGATCAGCGTCTCCGGCGGCTACAGCGGCTCCGCATCCGTCACCGTTCCAGCCAACACCGGCTCGTTCGGATTTCAGCTGGGGGCGGCGATTGGCAATTTCGGCGGCGGCGGCCAATACGTTCAGGGCGGCAGCACCGCTGTCAGCATCCCGGCGATTGGCGCGAGCGGCTCCTCCAGCGGCTCGTTCAGCGGCAGCGGCAGCGGCACGATCTCGGAGGCAAACAAGGGCAGCGGTGTGCCATTCAACACCACGCAGCCAACCCGGCTGGTGACGGTGTATTTCCGATTGTGAGGGCGTCATGTACGACGGCACACTGGCGGTGCGAAGCAACCGGGCGTCTTGGTCGGACAGCGTCGAGCTGCTCGGCGAGGACGGCGAGCCGATTGACATCAGCACCGCAACCGAGATCGCGGTTCAGGTCGCGCCGCAGCAGCAGGCCGACTACGGCGGCTACGGCAACCAGAGCTATTCGACGCCGCTGCTGACGGCGACGTTGACGAACGGCAAGGTGCAGCACGTTCAGACCGGCGTGTTCGCATTCGAGTTCACGAAGAGCGAGATGCGCGGCGTGATGGGCGGCGTCTACAATGTCGAGATCATCATCGAGAAAGACGGTGAAACCGAAAGCCTCATATTGGGAACGGTCCCGATCCGAGAAGGTGTGGTGACGCTATGAACGCAATCTTTCCATCCAGCCGACCGAATATCTCGGTTCGCGTCATCCCGAAAATTCCGGCGACGATGGTCGGTGCCGGTGGCATCGGCATCAGCAAAGAGAACGGCGTCTGGACTATCGAGCCGTCGTGGGACGATCTGCAGCTGATCGCGCCCGGCGTCCTGCTCGATCCGTCCACCAAGGAAATCTGGGTCCACGATCCGGTCACCGACGTCTACAACCGCATGACGCTGGCCGGTCTGGGGCAGGCGCTGTGGTGGGGAGCCTCAACCACGCCAAACCTGATCGGCGCAGGCAGCAAGACCTTCACCACGCAGTCGGGCAAGGATTGGTTGCCCGGCATGTTCGTGCAGGCGTTCAGCGCGTCGGTCATCACCAACTACATGATCGGTCAGGTGACGGCGTATAGCGGCACCACGCTGACCATCAACGTGCTGGCGACCGGCGGCTCCGGCACTCCATCCGATTGGGTAATCGTGCCATCGACGCTGCCGGGCGCGGGCGCTCCCGGCGCTGACGGCACCTCTGGCGGCCTGAACTATCGGTTCGTCGCCGGACTGAGCGGCGATCCCGGCGCGGGCAACGTCGGCTTCAATAACGCGGCCATCGCCTCGATCACGTCGCTGCGGATCAATGATCTCGACCGCAACAGCGTCAACCTGTCGGCTGAAATCGCGTCATGGGACGACAGCACCACGACAGCCAATCGCGGCAAGGTGCGGGTCTACAGCCCCGGCAACCCGGCCAAGTTCGTGATCGCGACGATCAGCGGGCCTTTGGTCGATGGCGGCGCATTCACGACGTTCCCGCTGAGTAATCCAATCGGCACCACGCTGCCGGACGTTGCCAACTGTCAGGTCGAGTTCTACAGGACAGGCGACAAGGGTGATCAGGGGATACCCGGCACCAACGGCACCAACGGCACCAACGGCATTGACGGATTGTCGAGCGGCGCTCGGTACATTTGGCGCACCGACACCACGGCGACCGATCCCACGATGGGCGGCGTCAAGACCAACAACGCAAACCCGACGCTGGCGACGACGTTTATGATCAGTGAGATGACGTCGCTGGCGCAGGACGTCGCCGCCGTGCTTGCGAGCTGGGACGACAGCACGACAACGAGCAATCGCGGCTCGATCACGGTGCAGTCGCTGGTCACGCCAGCGCGGTTTCTGAGCTATCGCGTCAACGGCAACATCACCGACAACGGGACATGGGGAACGGTCCCGGTGTTTTTTGTCGCTGGAACCACCGGCTTCCTTGATGGTGAGGCGGTGCAGATCACATTCGCACGATCCGGCGACACTGGCGCAGCCGGTGCCGGTTCCGGCGACATGGTCGGCGCGAACAACCTGAGCGAGATCACCAATCCGGCGACGGCGCGTTCCAACATCGGCGCGGCTTCTGCCGCCGATCTGACGTCGGGTCTGGCCCTGAAAGTAAGCAAGACCGGCGACGCAATGACCGGCAACTTGACCATAAATCCCGGCAATCTTTCTGTGACCGGAACAATAAGCAGCACCGGCAACGCTTTGTTTGGTCCGGGCGGCACTGGGTCCGGTGTTGCCAGTGTCGTTGCGATGGGCGGTTCCACGGGGGGCGCAAACACATCGTGGGGCAGGAACGGCGCAAACGATTTCACAATGGGGCATGTGAACGGATTAATCGGCGGCGCGGTGTTCGATCTTGGTTTGTATAATTGGGCCGCAACGACCCCCGGTTTTGCGTGGTCGTTGGGCCGCACCGACAACGCGATGACGTTTACGCGGGCGGCTGGTTACACCGAGAACGCGCTAACCTACGCCGCATCGGTCGCGTGGGACGTGCTGGTGAATCCGGTCTGCACGCTCTTGCTCGCGGGCAACGCCACGATGGCCGCACCGACCAACGTTGTCACCGGGCGCGTCTACACCATCCGCATTCAACAGAACGCCGCTAGCACGGTGGCGTGGACAGCGGCGAACTTCAAGTTCGCGGGTGCGAGTGTGCCAGTGATTACCGCGACCGCTGGCGCGGTGGATCGTTTCACCTTCATTGGCCGCGCTGGCAACGTGCTGGAGGAAATCGGCAGAGCGCAGGGGATCGCGTAAATGCCGTTCAATCTTCCGGTCAGCATTCCAGACAGCGGCTACAGGATCGCGCGGTCGCTGCGGTTCAACTCGGCGGACAGCACATATCTCAATCGGACATTGGGTGTGGCGACCAACCGCCGCAAATACACTGTTTCGACTTGGATTAAGCGCGCGGCTATCCCAACCGGGGTTACTCCGGTGTTTTTTGCTGGAACGACGACTACTGATGAAAGTGGTATTTATTTTTCTGGGACGGCGAGCAAGATTGATTTCTATGACCGGGCGGCGTCGGTATTGCGTGGATATATCTCGACAGCAGGATCGTTTCGCGACCCGGCTGGGTGGCTTCATCTTGTCGGCACTTACGACACGGACAACGCAACCTCAGCGGATAGGATGCAGCTTTGGATCAATGGGAACCGGCAGGATGTTACAATAAACAACCAGCTTGCAACCGGAATTGATCCGATAATCAACAGCAGCATCGAACACCGAATTGGTCGATCGTCAGGTGGTTCAACGTATAGTGATTTCTATCTTGCTGAACTTCATTTTATCGACGGCTTGGTACAACCGGCGTCTGCATTCGGACAAATTGATCCGGCGACCGGCGTCTGGATGCCGAAAGCCTACACTGGCCATTACGGTGCCAACGGTTTCAAGCTGGATTTTGCCGACAACGGCGCAGCGACGGCGGCGGCGCTCGGTAAAGACCGCAGCGGCATGTCGAACCTGTTGACGTATTCGGATGATTTCTTGAATGCGTATTGGAGCAAATTCAACAATGTCGTTTTGACTGCTGGGGCTAACGATCCGCTCGGCGGCACTCGCGCGGTCATCTTGGCGGTTGGTTCCTCTACCGCAAATCCATATATTCAAGCCTCGCGCACCGTAGCCGCTGGGCAGCAAACAACTTACACTGTCTACGCTGCCGCAGTAGCGATTTCGCGGTTTACTTTATACAACGATGCCGTCAACGGCGGGTATGCTGCATTTGAATTGGCAACCGGCACGATACCGACATCTGGCATAGTTGGGACCGGGAGCGGTGTAGTCCCGACCATTGAGAATGTCGGTGGCGGGTGGTGGAAATGTTCGGTCACAGTAACTCACGGCACGGCTGGTAGTGCCATTGTTCGCATTATTGTCGGTGATCCAACGACCACCAACGGCGCGAGTATTATATTTTTCCGCGCTAGTAGTGTGAACGGCGGCATCATCCCGGCAGAGCTGCAATACACCAACGGCGCGGCGGTGTCTGACAAGAATTGGACGCCAAACGCTTTCAGCGTCACCGCTGGCGTTGGCAACGACAGCCTTGTCGATACGCCGACCAACTACGGCGCACCCGGCGCGAATGGCGGCGGCGAGGTGCGGGGGAATTACGCAACCTTGTCTCCGATAACGGGTGATGGTGGCACACCGACCAACGGAAACCTGACTGCCGCAACAGCAGCCAGTGGCGCTCTCCCTCAAGTTTCGACTTTTGGAATGTCTGCCGGTCAGTGGTATTGGGAATTTACGCCCAGCGGTACTGTGAACCAGATGATTGGTATTGTCTCGTCGGGGGCGACCGCTGCTTTTGGTGCGAGCGGATGGGCATACTACGCTGTTGATGGTCAAAAATACACCAATAGCGCGGGTGCTGCTTACGGTACGCCTTACGGCGCGGGTGTTGTAATTGGTGTTGCGTTCGACGCCACCGCAGGCACGTTGGCGTTTTACAGAGATGGTGCCAGCCAAGGAACTGCGTTTAGCGGTTTGGTTCCGGATACCTATTTGGCCTCTATCGGGCGCGGTTCTGGCGGGGCGGCAAACGGCGATTTCAATTTCGGTCAGCGCCCGTTCGCGTTCGCCGCCCCCGCTGGCTTCAAGGCGCTCTGTACGCAGAACCTCCCGACGCCAGCGATTAAGCGCGGCGATGATGCGATGACGGTCAATCTGCGAACCGGAAACGGTGGAGCGAACATCGTGTCTGGTTTGCGGTTCTCACCAGATTTAGTGTGGATCAAGAGCAGAGGTGTCGCGACCGATCATGCGGTTAGCGACACGGCTCGCGGGAGCGGGTTGAGGCTTGAGACAAACACTACCGACGCAGAAGTGAACGATGCTGGTAGTGGCATTACGTTCTCGCCAGCGAACGGCTTTACTTGTGGCGGAATTGCACAGATCAATACCAACGCGGTCAGCTACGTCGATTGGGTTTGGGACAAGGGGGCGATACCGGGCGTCGATATTGTCAACTTGACGGCATCGGCGGCTGCAATCCCGCACTCGCTCGGTGTCAAACCGGAAATGATATTGACGCGATCAAGGGCCGCCGTTGCGCCGCGCACTTGGTTCTTGACGCACAAGTCGCTAGGCGCGTCTATGCAAGATAATTATTTGGTTCTCAACACAACTGCCGCGAAAGCAACCTCTGCCGGGATTTGGGGCGGCGAACCAACCTCGACACAGTTTTTTGTGGCGAACGGCATTCAGATTACCGGGGAGGTTTTTGTCGGATACCTGTTTGCGAGCATCCCCGGTTTCTCTGCATTCGGCAGCTACATCGGTAACGGCCTCGTAGACGGCCCGTTTGTGTGGACCGGCTTCAGGCCGCGATGGTTGCTGACGAAACTAACATCGGTAGCAGGAGCTAGTTGGTGGGTGCGGGATACGGCACGGCAGCCTACGAACGGCACGGTTTCGATTTTGTTTCCCGATCTTGCAGACCCTGAATACACGGCGGCGGGGTTGGAGATCGACATTTTAAGCAATGGGTTCAAGTTAAGGACTACGAACCCGCACGGTAATTCGAGCGGCAATACCTTCATTTACGCCGCCTTCGCAGAACACCCCTTCAAATACGCGCGAGCGAGGTAGCCATGTATCTGCTCAACGGCGTCCCGGTTTCACCTGACAACGCATTCGAGAGCGGTGGCGTGGCGTATCCGCCCGGCTGGATCAAATCCGCAACACCGGCAGAGCAGGCCGCCGCAGGGATCACATGGCAGGACGACCAGCCGCGTCCTGATGATTTCTATGCCTACGTCTATCCCGATCCGGCTGCGCCGTGGCAATGGCTCACGACGCCGTACACGGCAGATGAGATGAAGCCGAGGCTGGAGCAGTATTCGCGGCAGAAGCGGGAGCAGCGCGAGAATGCCGGTGTCGAGCAAGTGATCGGGCCGCAGACCTACACCATCCCGTCCGACATCTCGACGCGCCGCTCGTTCTTCGATCTGCGGGTGATCCACGAACGGCCAGCCGCGCCATCAGCGAGGCCGTGCGATTTCGGCAGCACGGTGCTGATGCTGTCGCAGCCGACGCTACTCGCCATCGAGCAGAAGATGGAGGACCGGGTGCTGAATTGCGTGACAACTCAGCTCAATCTGCAGGACGGCATTCAGTCTGGCACGGTGACGACCAAGGAACAGATCGATACGGCCTACGCGGCGGTGCCATGATGATCCAAGCAACAGGCGAGGCAGCGAAGGGCGTCGTAGAGGGCCTGAGCAAGCAGCCCATCGTCCTCGCCTTGGTGACGATAAGCCTGATGCTGTCTGGCCTGCTGTACTATCAGTCGCACCTGTTCAACACGCAGCGGCAGGAGAACGTCAGGCTGTTCGTCGAGATACAGAAGGAGGTGCAGAAGCTACTCAGCAACTGCATCATCCCGCCGCCGACTGAGAAGCCAAGATGATCCCGCTGATCGACCGAAGGGTTTATTTCGACAACGTCAGGAACGATCCGTTCAACGGCACCCTGACGCAGCAGCAAGTGGACGGGCAGAACGCGATCCTCGACAGGTGGGAGATCGATCCGACGACGGTGGATTTTCGCTGGCTCTCATACGCCCTTGGAACAGTTTACCATGAGACGGCTTCAACGTGCTGGCCCATCGAGGAGTACCAAGGCGCGAAGCAGTCCTACGGCAAGGTCGATCCAGAAACCGGGCAAGCCTACTACGGGCGCGGCTTCGTACAGCTGACGCACCGCAGCAACTACGAACGCGCCACCAAGGAGCTGCACCTGACCGGCTCGAATGATCTGGTCTACCACGCCGCCAAGGCGCTCGATCTCAAGATCGCGGGCGACGTGATGTTCAGGGGGATGATCGAGGGCTGGTTCAGATCGAAGGACGGCAAGCCTGAAACGCTGCCGAGATATTTCAACGTGACAGTCGATGATCCGCTGAACGCACGGGGCATCATCAACGGCGACAAGAACACGATCCCGAATTGGTCCGGCGGCAAGTCAATCGGCAAGCTGATCGAGGGCTATCACCACGCATTCCTCTACGCGCTGCAGTCCAGCGTTCCGGTGGCTTGAGCAATCACCCTCTGGCAAATTCCCCAAACAATGATTTTGCCGAATTGAGGTACGCTTCTCTGGCCTCGCTTATGGTGTTAAACGTGCCAATGTGCCTGTCTATTCCGGCCTTTCTAATTCTCGCTGTAAATTTCGATCCCTTCGCCCTGACGCCCTTTGGCATCGTCCTGTGTTTGTATGGTTCCCTGTTCGCAAAATTTTGCGACCTTGTGCATTCCCGTAGATTTTCGATCCGGTTGTCTGATCGATCACCATTTATGTGGTCGATTTCAGTTGGCCACCTTCCTGTTGCGTGAAGCCAGATCAGCCTGTGTGCCATGTAATCGCGTTGATCAAGTTTAATTCGGACATATCCATCAGGCCTCAACCCACCGGCAACATTTCCGGCAATAGATTTTCCCTTATGCTGCCGCCAAATTAAGTTTCCTGAAGGCGGGTCAAAATCCAATAGCTCTCTCAGTCTTTCTGATGTGATCATGTTCTCTCCCTTGGCTTAATGACAATTTCACCAGAAAAGCGCCGCCAGCGGGTGATGGTGCGGGGTGATCTGATGCCATGATTTTTGTCCCTCACCCGATTGCTTTTAGCAATTATGGAGACATTTTTTTTGGTCTTGGATTTATGACACCCAACACACATCACTACGCAATTCTCGATTGTCGGCTCACCGCCGAAGGTGTCCTCCCGGTCGTGGTCATACTCGACGAGGTTGTGGTGAGGGAGGCCACAGCTTTCACAGTTTCCGGCTGACCGTTTGTGGGCGGCTCGTTTGGTTGCCGGAGAGAAATTTCGGCGCGGCATCAGATGGCACCCTGCTCCTGATTGATCTCGTCCATGAGCAGATCGGGATCGATGCCAAGGTTGAGGTGAATTTCGTCGAGGCATTTGGCGACAAAGGTCTTGAACGCCACCTCGTCCATCGCCGCGAAATTGATCGACTTGGGATACAGCAGCACCTCGCCGGTCAGCGCGGGCGACGGCTCGGCGTGGCCGGTCGCCATCTTCAGCGCGTAGAGCAGCTGCTCCTCGTTCGCCCAGCGACCGTCGGTGTTGTCGATCACCTTGCGGAGCAACGCGAAGAACCAGCGGTGGAATTTAGGATTGCGGGCGCGGCGCAGCGTCACCATCACCTCGCCACCCTCTGGGATGTTGTGGACGGTGTCGTCAGCATTGAAATCGGCGGGGATCAACGCCCCGCCGACCCGCTTCATGCAGATGCCATTAAGGTCAGGCACGGTCGGCCTCAGTGTGCGGTCGCTCGGTTGTTTCGTCCCAGACCACCAGACCCTCCTCGTCGGTCTTGATCTCCCGGTTGGCTTCTCTCGCCTTGGCGATGGCGCGTTCCAGCGGCGTCTGCTGCAGTTCTGCCGGGGGCGGTGGGGGCGGCGGCACCAGATCGGCGTCGTCTGGGATGTCCTCCAGCTCCTCACGCATGCCCAGCCCCTTGGTGACGTCTGCGAAGCCGTCGCGCAGCGCGAACGCCCTCGCTCGCATCTGCAGCATGCGGTTGGGGTAGCTGACCCACGGTGTCGGGCTACCGTCGCGGTTCAGCCTGCCCCAGAGGCCAGCCTTCTCGGCGTCGGCCTTGGAGAACGTGCGGGTCAGGGCTGGTTCGCCACGCCGCTTCACGGTGCAGATCGCGGCCAGCGGGAACGCCACCCCGTCGGTCAGCCTCTCGCTGAATTTTTCCAGCAGGCCGGAGGCGCGAACCACCGCCAGCATGCCGTCGCCGTAGAGGCCCGGCTTGCCATTGATCAGCGAGATCGACTGCAGCGCGGCCATTGGCGCGAGGCCAACCTCCAGCCCGTGCATGATGATGATGGTGGCCTTCTCCGCCGTGTCGATGCCGCGCGGTGCCATGCCAGCCTGCACGACGGCGTTGGCGATGCGGTACACATCGTCGAACGACGTCGGGATGATCGGCGTCACGCTGGCACCAAGCCTCGCCATCAGTGGCGGCTTCGGCTTGGTCGCCGGTAGTGCGGTAGATGTTTCCTCGTTCACTGTCGTCTCCTATGTTGCAATTTCGGTTTCGATTTTGACCGTGCCGGGCAATGCAATACCTGTTGCCCGGCACGATGCATCCGCCAGCTTTTGAGCCAGCTCGCGAACCTCTGAACTATCCTTGATCGCGCGGATCAGGGCATCGTAATCCACAATTTTCGCGGACACCTTGGTGCGAAGCGCGACGGTGCGCTTGATCGAGCCAGCGCCGATCTTGGGCTGCTCCAAGAACTCCTCGACGCCCAGCTCACGCGCACGGTCAGCTTCGGCTGTCGCCTCACGCCGCAGCTGGACGAGGAACGGCGTCACCACCTTGGCCTTGACGTCCTGCTTCAGCGCGACGGCGCGATCCCGCACCGGAAACCATTTCCGGTCGATCATCCGTCCGGCGACCAGCGACGGCTCCTTCTCGACCTTGTGCAGACCGATCACTTTTTTCTCGATCTCGCCGATTGAGTTGGCGACGTCGGAGGCGCGGTCGGCGGCGGCTTGGTCTTGCGCGGCACCGGCTTCGATGAGCCGCTTGGCCTCTCGCTCGAAATCCTCCAGCCGCGCCAGCACAGCCTCCATGCTGTTATCGTCGGGCGGCTGATTGGATTTCGCAACCATCTCCGCGTCATTGGGCCAGCGACCTTTTTCGATGCGGTGCATATAATCTTCGTGCGTCACGGCGTTGTTGCCGCAGCTGTTCCAGATTTCCACGCCATCGAGCGGCGACTGCTTCTGACCGTTTACGAGGCAGGCAATCTCGCTGCCGTGCCAGAAGAACAGCACGGCATCGTCAACGCCCTTGCGGTGACGACGATAGCAACCGGCGTTCTGCTCGTTGAGATAATGCGTCGGCTTTTTACCGGCGATGCAGGCATGCCAGTAGGTGTAGTCGCCGGGTGCGTATTTCATGGCCGTCATCTCAGCCTCCGACCACGATGGCGAACACCGCGACGGCGGCAAGGAAAACGCCGATCGAGATCAGCTCGAAAAGTGTGTGAAACATGGCCCTTCCCTCGTTTCTTGACTAAGTGGCCGTCATATAATATGAAACCGCATGTCATAGCAAATGGAAATGTGGACATCACACATGATGCCTAACAAGAGGTTGAAGCGGCTCGACAGCGTCGAGGCCGTGTTTAACGCGCTGGGCGACACGCACAAGGTCAGCGAGATCACAGAGGTGCCGTATCGTGTCGCGCTGAATTGGAAGAACCTGTACGACCGGCTCCCGGCCAGAACCTATCGCCGGATACAGGACGAGCTGGCGGCGAAGGGCTACGTCGGCGACGACAGCCTGTGGGGCATGATCTGATGCCCGCGAAGAACGTCAATTTCAATCCCGATTGGACCGACGAGCGGGTGCAGTTCCTGCGCGACAACTACAGAACCATGCTGGCAGAGAACATTGCCAAGGAATTTGGCTACCTGTTCACGCGCAACGCGATCATAGGCAAGGCGCGGCGTCTCGGCCTGCAGTCCGATCATCGCATGCGACCGGCGCGGCGTGGCCCGAAGCGCGTTCTCACGACACTAAAACCGAAGATCAGTCCGAGGATTAAGATCATCGTGAAGCGGGAGAAACCCATGATGGAGGAGATCAGGATGAAGAGGCTGTCCGGCAAGCACGTCGGCATCATGGAGCTGGAGGGCTGGCACTGCCGCGAGATCGTGCAGGAGAAGCCGTCGGTCCTTTACTGCGGCAGGCAGCAGGCCGACGGCAGCTCGTACTGCCTTGAGCATCACAACAAAAATCACACTCGCGTCAGCAACAGCAAGGTGGAGAAATTCTATGGCGGCCTCTAACGCAACCAACGGAAACGTCGAGCTGCCACCGGCAAGGGAGGCCGTGATCGATCAGGCGCATCGATTGCACCAAGAGGTGGCGCACCAGCGCGACATGCTGCTGAAGCGCGAAGCCGAGCTGATGACGGAGATCGCTGGCCTCAAGGCGCAGCTGGAGATCGCGGAGCTGACGGCTT